AACTTGATATACAACAATTTGAAAGTGTTGATCAAATTGTTGCAGGTGAAATTAATGCAATTGACTCAGACAACTTTAATAAAAAGATGCTAATGGACATTTATAACGAATTATGATACAAATTAAAGATTTAACCGTTAAGAACTTTATGAGTGTTGGTAATCAAACACAAGCTGTTGATTTTAACCAGCAACAACTAACCTTAGTATTAGGTGAAAACTTAGATCAGGGAGGTGATGATAGTGGATCACGTAACGGTACTGGTAAAACTACTATCATTAACGCATTGAGTTACGCATTGTACGGTCAGGCACTTACAAACATTAAACGCAATAACTTAATCAACAAAACAAACTCAAAAGGTATGTTAGTAACTTTACATTTTGAGAAAAATGGCGTTAACTATAGAGTTGAACGAGGACGCTCTCCAAACATTCTTAAATTTTACGTTAATAATACCGAACAAGAGATGACTGATGAGTCGCAGGGCGATAGTCGTAAGACACAAGAGTACATTAATGAATTACTAGACATGAGTCATGATATGTTTAAGCATATTGTTGCACTTAACACATATACTGAACCGTTTTTGTCAATGAGACAAAATGATCAACGTGCTATCATTGAACAGCTACTTGGTATTACTATCCTGAGTGAAAAGGCAGAAGCCCTTAAAGACCAAACTCGTAATACTAAAGAATTGATTCAAGAAGAAACGCTAAAGATAAATGCTATTCAATCTTCTAATGAAAAAATTAGTGCTACAATTGAAAACTTACAAGGAACCCAACGTGCTTGGCTTGCTAAAAAAGATCAAGATGTAAAAAAGTTACAATCCGGAATTGATGAGCTAGAACATTTAGATATTGATGCAGAACTTGAATCCCATGAACAATTAAGTAATTGGACTAAGCACAATAACTCTATTTCGAGTCTTAAAAAAGAATTAAGCACATTAGAACCAGCACTACAACGTGCAGACAAGTCTGTTGAAAAAGCAAATAAAGACATCGCAGATTTAGATGATGCAACGTGTTATACATGTGGGCAAGAGCTACATGTAGACAAAAAACAAGAAATTTTAACTAAAAAAACTAAAGAACTAGACGATGCAACGAAATATGCTGCAGAAATTAATGTAAAGCTATCTGCTGTTGTAAATGATCTACATGACATTGGTGATATTAACGGAAAGCCTACTACATTTTATGAAACAGCTAAAGAAGCGTATGCACATAGACAAAATGTTGAAAGTTTAAAGCAAGCATTTGCTGGTAAAGAACAAGAAATTGATCCTTATCATAAACAGATCAACGAATTAAATAATAGTGCTATACAACAAATTGACTGGAACGTTGTTAATCAATTAACTAGCTTCAAAGATCATCAAGAATTTTTATTAAAACTATTAACAAACAAAGATAGTTTTATTCGTAAGAAAATTATTGATCAAAACTTAGCATACTTAAATAACAGACTTACATACTTCTTAGATAAGTTAGGACTGCCACATCAAGTAGTATTTCAAAACGACTTAACTGTTGAAATTACTCAGCTAGGTCAAGACTTAGACTTTGATAACTTATCAAGAGGAGAGCGTAATAGACTTATACTCGGTATGAGTTTTGCATTCCGTGATGTTTGGGAAAGTTTATATCAAAAGATTAACTTATTGTTTATTGACGAATTAATTGATAGCGGTATGGATACCGCTGGAGTAGAAGGAGCACTTGCTGTTCTTAAGAAAATGGGTCGCGAAGGTGAGAAGAATGTATATCTTATTTCACACAAGGACGAACTTGTAGGGCGTGTTAATCATGTGATGCGTGTTATTAAAGAAAACGGCTTTACTAGTTACGAAAACGACATTGATATTGTAGAGTAGGTAAAAATAAATGGAAGATGACGTTCATGATCAATTAACTAAGGCATATTTAGAATATTTTAAAATAAACGATGCCTTCGAAGCACGTCTTTCTTATAGAACACATGCTGCAAGTCGTAAATGGTTAAGAGAAATTCGTAGATTAGCAAAATTACGCATGGCGGAAATACATAACGACTTTAATATCAAGAAAGGCCGTGTTAAGTAGACAATACCGGTAAGTACAGTATGCAATGGACTTACTGCGGAGAAGAAGTAATAGAATTACCTAAAGACTGTGAAGGCTTTGTATATTTAATTACCAATCTCACTAACAATAAAAAATATATAGGCAAGAAACTAGCAAAATTTAAAACAACTAAACCACCACTTAAAGGCAAGAAAAACAAAAGACGCGGAACTAAGGAAAGTGACTGGCGAGACTATTGGGGATCATCAGATCATTTAAACGCAGACGTTTTAAAATTAGGCAAAGACAAGTTTACTAGAGAAATATTACATTATTGTCCTAGTAGAGGCGTATTAAGTTACATAGAGGCAAAGGAACAGTTTGATCGACGAGTACTTGAAACAGATGAATACTATAACGGTATCATTAATGTACGAGTAGGTTGTTCAAAAGTTCTTACAGAACATTTAAAAAACTCTTAGGCAAATCAATACAGCACATAAGGTTAGCGGGCCAGTTTAATACTTCCGCTGTGGAAAAAGCTCTCGTATAGAAGCACACGCAACATATTGATTGACTCACCAGAGTGAGGAAGCCATCAAACAAATTGGGCTTACAAGTTGATATAGATTGATTGCTGTCAGTCAAAAAACACAACATAGTTTGTAAAAACCCTTTAGCACTAGGAACGAAGCGGGGGATAGCTGTAAAAAGCGATGTCGGTGTAGGTTGGGAAAGATTAGAGCCCATCAAACTTGTGTATAATAAATACCTACTTCCAAGTCTCGGCTGTGACGAACTCACATAAAGTTTTGAGATTAGATGGAACCGTAACAGGTTCCGTCTGACTGAAACAATCTACATAAAGCTAACACAATGTTACTACGTAACATTGCTTTTAATCATTTAAATTAAATAAATTAGTTTGAGCGTTAGCGATAAACTTAATGAGCTTTAGCTCATTATTATTAAATAACTAATGAAGATCAGGATCTCTTCCAAAGCCTGATTTAATTGTTGATGTGTTAACTGTTTCGTAAAAAAACTTGCATTCCGGATGGACTGTCTTAAATGTTTCTATAGTTGGTTGGATTTCGTCATAATGATAGACACGACCCATCGAAATTATAGAGTTGTCAAGTGGATTTGACTTAAATATGTTATAATGTGTATTCATGGTAAGATTATTTAAATATATATAGTCGACATAAATACTACTAGTTAATAGAATTGGAAATACTATGCAAGTACGTGAAATTACAGAATCAAAACAGCAATTAGATGAATGGTTCTTTGTACCTGCAATGTTATTAGGTGCTGCTAAATTCATTGCCACTACAGCTGCTATTGGAGGAGTTGTGGTCGGAGTTCCAATGGCTCGACAATGGCTATCAACACTAGAAGCAAACAATTGGCAACCGCCAAAAGGATTTATGCCGGACAAGACTCAAATAACACTTGACAAAACCCATAAAGATTTTCCTGGTAGAGCAATCTGGAGTGATTCAAAACAACAATGGTCATTAGAAAAAGAACAAAATGGAAAGTGGGTTGCTGCTGATTCTATAAAACAGCCAATTGTCAAAACACCAAGCGTCAAAACATCACTACCTAGTTCGGTTGATATTAAACCCGGATTGTTAGTTGACGGTTACAAAACATTTAATGTAGTTGATCAAGATGGTAACGTAATCAAACGATTTAATGGACCTTCAGCTGAAGCTAATGCTAATACACATAGAGATGAACTTAAAAAAACAATAGAAAAAGAAAAAACTAAAGTTAAACCTAAAGTTAAACCAAAAGTTAAATTTGTTTTAGGTGAAGACGCTATTAAGAAAGCATTTGCAACAAAGACTGTTGTATTTAACGACAGAATAAGTCTTTTAAGAAAGATATCCGAACATGCTGACACTTTAACTCCTAATAATAACAAGACAAAGCAATTTAAAGTTTCTGGTCAAAATCTAAAAGAAAAAATAAGGTTTGAAGAAGGCAAAGCTGGCGGAATTGTAAAGAAGACTATAGCAGTTGCTAGTCAAATTGCTGGTCCACTTTTGAAAGTAGTTGGATGGGCGATGCCAGCTTACATACTTATTGACGCTTATATATTGAGATATCATTACGTATGGAAATTAAACGGCGGTGATAATTATAAAAAAGGAAAATATCCCTTAGGTGATGGTGAAACATATACCTCAGCCAAATATGACAGAGACATGGTTGAGTTAAGAGCTGTTCTCCAAACTGCTATTGCAGCTTATCTTTTCTGGATAGGAGGAGCGGCAATAGTAAAAGGTTTAGTTACACTTTTTTGGAGAGTACCAAAGTTTGCATTAGGCTTTAATAAAAAAACTGCTATTGAATTTGCAAATCCAAGAAAGAAGATAAGCCTCGCATGGAATGCAATTAAACTTTCTATACTTGCTGGTGGTGGGTACGCAGCATTTGCACAACCAGATATGGTAAATGGAATAGCAAAACAATTTGCAGATATTTTAATGAAAAGAGAATTACTTGGCAGCGATGGCAAAGCAGCAGCAGAAAGATTAATAAATTACCTTGCTAATGCACTTATGGGCGATGAAGAGTTCTATCGAAAGTTTTTAATAATGACTGGATGGGGAAGTGATAATGATAACAAAAATCAAAAACTAAAAAAACAAGCCGGCGGAAGTTGGAAGGATAAATCAGAAGTTAAACCAGAAGTTGGCGGAAGTTGGAAGGATAAATCAGAAGTTAAACCAACAGTTGGCGGAAGTTGGAAGGATAATAGTAGCAATAGTAATAGCAATAGTAATAGCAATAGCAATAGCAGTAGCGGTAGCAAGTTCTACAAAGGAATGCCATTAGACGTCCCAGCCTGGTAATAATAAATTTTAAAGTATTGGCATTCCGCTATTTTTAACATTTTCAATATTAGTCATTATTATTTTATTCATCACACCAAAGTCTTCTAAGTCAGTATCATGTAATAAAATATGAGAATCAACACCGCCACGCATATACCAACATAACTGATACACTTCGTGTTTTATACTTTTGATCTCGTTTTCTAATTCTTTGGCTAATTCTGAGAGATCAGAATCTGTAGTTCTAATTAGCCTTGAGCGAAAAAATTTGAATAGTCCAGCTCTATTTCTAACTCTGCTTTATGACCACAGGATGCACAAACAGTCTCTGTTGGTGGAATAGAAAATGCTTTATTATTAGCAACAAGTAATTCCTCAGCTCTTGTAAAAAACTTTTTATCTGCATTTTTTAAAAAATTAGAAATAGCATCAAAGTTTGTTTCTTCTTCACCTTCAATAGTAACTTTAGCAATTGCTGTAATTACTGTACTCGATCTTAAATTAGCTAATTCGTCATAAACTTTTTGTGATTCTTGAGCTCTTTCATCTTCATCTGTTATATTAGGAATAGTTTGAAGTAATCTTCGTTGTGCTTTAAAATTAAATTTATTAATTTCATTTAGCTCTTTAAAATTTAAAGGACGAATATCAAATTTAATATTTTCTAGTTCAAAATTGTCAATAAACGTTCCACCGGCAAAATGTCCAATCATAGTTTGTATACTAATTTCATAGCTATTATCTTCACTACATTCAACACAAGTACTATCCATGTTAAAAGTTTCGCCATAACTTGACATACGAATTGCACTTAGTATAGTATAGATATCTGTCATAGGAATTTCCCATGGATTTTTAATACTAGGAATACAATTTTTAATTATACTAGCAGTAGCATTTCCACTTAACAACGCATCTGGAGTTTTAGTTCCAATTTCGTCACTAGCAGTCATACTAAACACGTCTAAGTCTTCATGTGCGGTTAAAGTTCCAGGAGCATACCATCGGCCTTTACTTGGTAGGTCTATAGACTGCTTTGGCTGTCGTTGATATTTTGCTAATGGTGATGGCATATTTGTTCCTTGCTAAATAGTATAATAGTACAAGTATTTAGTAGTGTCAAAGTGTATGATTTGTATATGTGGCTCTAAATATTAATTAAGGATATATTATGCCAGAAGGTACAGAAAATGTTGAAAGATTAGGCGAAGAAGCAAGAAAAGCTAAAGATAATTTAGCCACTTTTGCTGCACAGCTGGGGCTAGGCAAACCTTCAATATCAGGAGCAGTTAAGAGCTTTGGCAAATTAGGTGCATCTGCTAGTACAGCTGCTAAATTTTTAGAAAATCAAGTTGGACAATACCAAACTTTAACTAAATCTGGAATACATTTCGGAGGCAGTTTAGAGAAGATGATGCAAGCCTCAACAGCTGCAGGTCTTAGCATAAAAGAAATGACAGGGTTAACTGCGGCTAATAGTGAAATGCTTGCAGGATTTGGTGGAACAGTTGACACTGGTGCGGCTATGTTCTTGATGAATATGAAAAAGATGCGAACGTCTGGCAACCAATATGGTATGGAACTTAGAAATATTGGCTTAACGCACGAAGAAATCGGCGAAGCTATGATGCTAACAGCACGTATGGAGATGATGTCAGGCAAAAAAGCAGGTGCTAACCAGGCTAGTCTGCAAGAAAGAACAGCAAAATATGCTAAAGACCTAGACCTGCTATCAAAATTAACTGGTAAAAGTGCTGATGCAATGAAGAAAGAACAAGCAGCATTACAAAGACAAGGTGATTATAGAGCAAAGATGATGGGTAAAGATCCAGTAATTGCGGCTGAACTACTTGCAGCATCTTCTGAAGCTGCAGCACATGGATTTGATGATCTATTTAAAGATATGATGATTAAAGGCAGAGCATCACAAGAGACTGCATTGAAAGCTGGTATGTCACCTAAGTCAATGGCTTTGATGAAGAAAATGTACGATGCTATGGAATCTGGTAGTCTAGAAGGTATTAAATCAGCAAGAGCAAACTTAACCGCAGCAATGATACAAGACAAAATGAACAACCGACAGTTGGCTATTCAAGGAAATACTACTAAAGCTACAAGTGTTGCAGCTTCGATGTACGCAGATTCAACTGAAGCAGCTATGAAAATACAGTCTGAAGTAGCATACAAGCGGAGCAATAATGAACTAGGTTCATTAAAAGAAACGAATGATTTTATTGCTCAAAGAACTAAAGAATTAAAGGCGAAGGCTAAGAAAGAACAAGACGACCAACTAGCACTAGGAAAAGATAAAGGCGGAAAGACGGATGTGCTGACAGCAGTATTAAGAGGACAAGAAGACTTAATAACTGCGGCAGCAGGTGTACAAAAAGACGTTACTACTAGAATATATAGAGAAGCATTTGGTCCAATGTTGAAAGAATTAGGAAG